GTAATACACGGGCGCGCCAATGCCGCTTACAAGCTCAGGCTGCGGTGCATAGTACACCGGCTCAGGCTCATAATACGTCGGTGCCGACTCCGGCTGAGGTGCGTAATACACGGGCGCAGGCGGTGGCGGCGGTGGCTCGTAATACACGGGCGCAGGTTCGTAATACGTCTCCTCTGATTCACGCGCAGGTCTGTAATACACGGGCGCGGGATCGTAATACGTCGGAGCAGGCGCGGGATCATAGTACGCCACCTCAGGCGAAGCGATGCCAGACGTGGTGGGGACGCTGACGAATTCGCCCGTGTTCGGGTCGTAATAAAAGTCGCCGAATTGATCTTCGTAGAGACCCGGCTCTTGCTCGTTATAAAACCGTCGAGCCATCTGCTACGATCCCTGACTAATCACGTCGTTGAAACGCATCGCCCATTCGCGCCAATCGTCGAACTGATACGCATTGGGGACCCCAAGCCCGGCGAGAGACGCGATACTTGATAACCCAGAGGCCCACTGTTTCCAATCTCTTTCATCCATGAGCCGCACGGCAACGCCGAAATCCTCAATGGACGGAAACATGAAGTCCGCCCACTCCACCACGGTATCAACGATACGTGGGTCGATGGTAGTGGTGACAATCTTAGCCATTAGCTTTGATACCGCCCATCAGACGGCTCGATGTGAACGATGATCTGGCCCATCTGGTAGTTGCCATTCACCGTGTTCGACGCAAAGCGGAAACGAAGCTCGCGGCGCTGCTCCTTGAAAAACACCTGCTGTTCATACTTCTCGGAGGCAACCGCCGGGAACGCGCGTAACGGACCGGCAACCTCAGGCGCCCGTGCGTTGATCCGGCCCGTGATCTGAACCGTCATCTCTCCGACCTGCACGAAGTCAGGCTCCATCATCTCGACGTGGATTGCCCGGTTCTTCGGCGGATCCGAGATGATCAGCGCGATGTCACCAGTCTCGAAGAAGCTCTCGACCGCATTCACGGACGGCCCATCGATCTCGTCGACGCCAAACTCGTGACGCCAAATCTTATACGTCGTGAATCCGTTATCGACGACTCGCGTGTTGTCATTCTCCGTGACGCGGATGTCCCCAGCCTCCGTAATGCGAGTATCGGCAGGGGGCAACGGAATCGGATCGACGCCAGCCAAGATCGGCGACGGGAACACCTGAGCATACAAGCCTGCAGAGCGCCCACTGTTTGGAAGCTGGGTGTCGTACCACGTATTCTCGCGGAAGTTATAGATCACCGCGTGGGTGCATTCAGTGGCATCACCGCGCGGGTAGCACCACCAGATTTCGCCGTAGCGGGGGACTTTGTAGGCGAAGATCTTGTTGGCGTTGTTCGTGTTCAAGCCATCAAAAAAGTAGTTTATATTCAGATTGTTAGGCACTTCACGGACGACGCCGTTATACATCATGAACCGGTCGCGACCGATCCAGAAGTAGATGCCGTCGTATTCGATCACGCTGTTGGTCGCGAGGATGCTGATCTGCGAGCTAATCGTGTCAAACGCAAACACGTCTGAGCCACCAGTGTAGTAGCAACGGATAAGGCTATCGAGCGACCAGAAAAGCCCAGCCGGGTTCTGGCCACCGCCACGCAGCGGCAGGCCCTTGCCGATCTTTGAGGCCGTGATGAATGCGTCGCCAGCGTCACCACTCGTAAAATTCGTGGGATCGTTCACGTCTGACCACTTCACGTAGCCATCGGATGAAAACATAAACAAATATGGATGAAGCACCACCACGCCGCCAGACACGCCCGCCGTTGGGATTGGCGTCAGGATGGCGGTGCCGTATGCGTCTCCAATATAGGCAACGTAGTTTGCGTCGCTGGTGATGTCCATCAGGGTGTCCGAGGCATGGGCAATAATGACGTTGCCCCCTCCCGCACCATCGAACATGGCGTCGAACATCCAGTTGTAGTTAAAGTTTTCGACAAACGTCGTTGGCGTCCGGTCGACGGGCGCAGAGGTGTTGCCGTCTACGTTAATCGTAAACCGCTGCACGCCAAGCTGATGACCGATGTGCGTGTAGGCGAAGTTGTTCAAGCCCAGAGTGTGAATCTGCCGGACTATGCCAGACGAGTAATTGCTGATCTGCCTGTAGCCGCCGATCTTTCGCGGCAACCCGCGCTGAAACCGCACCCACTGCCCGTCGACGTAGAAGTTCCCTTCGAACCTCGTGCCGTCTCGTTTGATGCCGGCCTCAGATCTGACGTTGACCGGGACAAGCATTAAAAGGAACCGCCATCAACTGTGCCAGATGGCGCAGGACCAAGCGCGGCCCAGACGTTGCTGGGTGCGCCTGCTGTAAACACGGTGATGCCCAGAGAGGTTCCTCCGAGATTGACCAAGGCTCCGTTTGCCGTCGTAGAGCCGGTGCCGCCCTGAGCCACTGTCAACGGGATAGCGATGCCGCCGGTATCAGCGCTTATAACATCGGTGCCGTTGCAATACAGGATCTGTCGCGAGCCTTGATTTACGACCACGCCTAAGCCTGCAGCCGTCTTTACCGTAAGTGTGTAAGCGCCGCTCGTGTTGTTATCGACCCAGTATTGCTGCACAGTAGCGGGCACGACGATCTGCATATTCGCCAACAGCGTGCCGCTAAACTGATAGGAAATCCGGTTCAGTTCCGCCCCAGAAAGCACATAAGGGCTAGTCTGCCCTGTCAGGCTGATGGAAATGTAATCGAAGGTGAACTCAGCCGGCTGGCCAAGCCCAAGGGTGTAAAATTCCAAACCATCGCAAACAAAGAATGCGCTGGCGCCCGGGTTCATAATCAGCGACGCGCCATTGTCGATGGTTTCACCGCCGGGTCCCTGAACGGTAATGGCGCCAGTGCCTCCGTTACGAATCTGGCAGAACCAATCATTACCAACCGTAGAAGCCACAGGCAGTGTCAGCGTGCCAGCGCCGCCTGTCCACAGGAACATCTTGGAACGGTCGGAATCGCCAATGGTAAAATTGGAATTAAGCCCATCAACCACAATGGATTGATTCAACGTCGCGCCGATTGCCTTGATGCCCAAGCCGGCAAGAGAGGCGGCGTTGATAGCGGATGAGCCAACGCCATAGGCCAGTGCGCGCCACGAACCGTTCACCGTGGTATTGCTTGTTAGATACAACTGCCAGCTTTGCCCAGCCGCAATCGACGCAAGCGTGTTGCCGCTATTGTCGGCAACGATGAACGTGAAGGCCCCCGGGTTGAAGAATAGGGCCGTCTCGCCAACCGAAGCCTGAGAGGCGTCGGGCATGCGGATCGTAAAGCCACCCGCTGAAGGGGTGACGTCCATGATGGACGAGACGACGTTGGTGTTGGAGGCAAGCTCAGTCGGCCACGTCAGAGTGACGTTTGCAGTGAGAGCAACAGCACGATAGCTGGGGTTGGCCGAATAGATATTCGTACCGCCGAAAGTGTTTGTAAAACTCGGCACGCCTTAGTCCTCCCTGCGGACGATGCCGCGATCAGCAATCTGACGAATATCTTCGCCATTGAGCGCGGCGATGGACCGGTCGTAGAAGCCCTGCCAGATCGGGATGATCTCTTCGTTCTTCAGGAACGGCGCGGCCTCCAGCAGCGAGGCATAGAGCAGCGCGTTCGGCGCATATTCCGTGAACCAGTTTGTCTGGAGATCTTCGCCGAGAAGGGGCGGAAGCTCGTAGTAGATGATTTCGTATGGGAACGCGGTGTTCGGCGTGGGCGCGAAGAACCAGTGCGAATAATCATAGTCCGCGTAAAAGCGCGGCGTCCCGGTCAGGGTCTGGTTCGGCCAGTACTGACGCATATACTCATACGCGCGCGGGAAGACCTCCTGCGTCGTGTTGTAGCCGGCGCCCGTGCCAACGCGGATGCTGACGGTTTCGCGCCAGCGATCCGGCTTGGGGTAGGTCGGCTCTCCCACCGTCATGGTCGACGATACCACAGTGACGGTGCCCTGAATCTTCAGTTCGCGGGCAAGGCGGCGTTCAGCAAGGCCGATCAGGCTGGGCAACTGAAGGTAGACGGACGGGTCAGTCGCGAACGTAGCCCCGCGCTCCAGATAGTTCCGGAGGTCGTTCAGCAGACTGGTATAGGTCATTGCCGTGGCCATAGCGGGACCCTACATCAATTCAACAGCAGCCGCAATTAAGCCTGCAACAGCCGCAAACGCAATCACAGCCTTGCTTTTCACGTTCATCAGTTTGTCCATCAGCGAACGCTGGGGAGGGTGCGGGTCGCCGATGACGCCGTCGTTGATCTTTTTGGCGATAATGGCCTTGATGATGTTCATGGAAATCTCCTTAGAACCAAACGTCATTTTACCGCTACTGCGTCTTTCCATGCCTCAATGATCAGCCGGTGTTTCTCCGCGCAGTCGTTCCTGCGTTCGATCAGGTCTTTTTCCCACAGCAGCCGGGCTGGGTCGAGAAATGGCTTGGGCGGATTGTTTAACAGGGAACACGGGCTCGCCAGATTGGCCGGCGGCGGCCTCAGTGCTTGGATTACCGATGACTTCGAGGAGCACCCGGACAGCGTCGTCAGGAGGAGCGCAGCTGGCAGCAGCGGCAGGCACCGTGTGGTAAATCTCACGAATGGTGTTGATCCGTTCGACGGAGCGCACATCGGCAGCGGCGCGTGTTTCTTCATATTCTGCGGCCTTTGTATCGAGGATCTTTTCCACTTTAGCACGTTGCTTCTCCGCCTTTTCCAATGCCGCCGCATACGCCGCATCGCACTGCCAGTCGCGGACTTTGTATCCTGCGACTGCGCCGACAAGAAGGGCGCCTGCCGCCGCATAAAGCATGATCGGGTTAGGGAGCATTTAGCTTTGCTTTCGATGACCCCGACGCGCACCTTCAGGTCGTTGATCTCGGTTGTCAGATGCTCACGCAATTCCCCTCTGGCCCTTGCCGAAAGCGGGCTGTCCGTGGGCACACCATCCGGTGTGATCAAGACAGGCATCGCGGCTTCAATCTTGGTCAGACGGGTCTCAAACGTGTTTACCTGCCCCAGCAGCCACGCAATGCAGGCGATCAGGATGGGCACAGCGCCTTTCAAAATGTCGCCCCAGTTGACGTTCATGCCAGCCACCCGGCAAACTTCTTCGTCTTCAGCTTGCGATCATCGAGGCCGTGTGTGCCGCCATTGATCCGCTTGGTCAGCGCGAGGATGGCGGCGTCGTTGATGCCTTGGTCGCAGATGCCCCAAAGCCTGTTCTTGTCGAAGAACCACAGCGCCGACTCGAAGCAGAGCTCATTCGCAACCAGATCGGGGTTGGTCATCACGTCCGGGCGCTTGATGTAGTCAGAAAACGCTTGGTAGTTCAACTTACCCGTCAGTTGGAGCGCGCCGCGTCCACGGTATTTCCAGCCATCCCCCGACCACTCATCATCGTTACCCATGCGGCTGGCGTAGACGCGGTTGGCAATCTTCTGTGGCTGG